ACTATACTCACCAAATTGATTTGGACCTTCTACATTAATAATAACTGATCTAGCTAACATAAAAGAATAAACATCTACAGAAAACTTATTATTTTCATCTAAAATAAAAATATTTCTATTTTCAGTTAGCTCTCCAGAATCTTTTAATCTTTGCAAAATTGGATAAGCTGAAGCTGCAATTAAATCTCCAGAGTTGAAAGCATTATCTATTATATCTTGTCGTTTCATACTAAAAAGAAAAGTAGTTCTTGCTGGTATTGATTGTTGTATCTCGACTTCATATCTTTTAGCATAATTATAAATACTTTTAGGTATATTAGCAGTATTTAAAAAAAGTTCATTAAAATAAAGATCTTTTTGGAAGACACTATTTCTTGCTATCATTGCTGCAACATTTGTAATGTAACCAAAAAGACCTGTCTTCATTGTACTTATTTCATTAATATCAAAATAATTTTGGTTCTTAGCCATCTCTAAAAAACTATTTTGAATCTCATAAAGTGAATTGGAAATATTTATTTCTGTCATTTATTTTTCCTTTATACTTATTTTTTCTTCTTAGTTAAAACAGGCATATCTATTTCTGATTTTATATACTGTCCAGAACTATTTCCTAAGAAAAGTCCTCCAGCTAAATCTGGTTCGTTTATTTCCAACCAGTAATCAAAATGTCCATGTCTTGCTGGATCACGTACTTGATTGAAGCTGTCGGGACTTCTAACGATTTTAGCAATCCATTCTTCTCTCTCTAAATTCGATCCAGCTAAATAATGAAGAGCTTGATTAAAATCTTTAATTATATCAATAGACATATCTTCTTTATAATTATAAAGATATGGTACTGTTACTTCTGTAGATATAGAAACATCTCCACGCTTATGACCAAATGCAGAGTAATTTACATTTAATGGAGCTACTCCAGTATATTTACAGAAATATTCAATTGTGCGTCCATCAGGTCTTAATGTTATATAATACATTGAACTAAGATAGTCAATAATTCTATTATCGACATCATTTTTATGTGGATAAAATTCTCCTATAGATACACCATATATGTATTCTACCCATATTTTATGAAGTTTTGTAATATATAGATTAGAAGTTTCTTCATATGAAATATTAAACTGATCTGGACCGATACTATCAATAATAGATCCAGGAAGCATTGATCTGTTACCTCTTGGAGTTTCTCCAAATGTTTTTGTTTTTAGAGATGTATCTTTTGGATCAAAAGATAAGAATCTATTTGAAAGAAGCGGAATAAATGGGTAAGCGTTTAATCTATAATTCAAGCAGTCTATTAAGCCAGGATCTTTTTCAGCCATTCCTAATAAAAAAGAATTTAGTGGCTGACCGTCTATTTCTCTACCAACATTAGCAAGAAAACCCCAATCATTTTTTGCATCTGTTTTATTAGTATAAGATGTTGTTCCAGAAGTTTTTGGATGCGAAAATATATTTAATGAAGGAGTTGTAAAAAATATATATGCCCATCCTTTTTCATATCCTGGTTCATGTATACCTTTAACACCGTATCTATTTAATCCTCTAAGTTCATCAAAATGTTTAATTGCAGAATCAGGCTCTTGTACTATAACTTTTCCATTTTTATCTAATTCCTGTACAAAATTTCCATTTTTATTTAAATCACTAAATCCATTTAGTGCGTCATCAGAATTTTTTGCTGTGACCCAAATTAAATTATTTAATTTATGTTCTTTTCCTGTATGTTGATTTGGAAGAGCTTTATTTGTAGTAAATTTCTTAGATTGAAGAGTTTCAGGACTAGAAATATTCTGTGTTACTTTATCAAAAAAACTAGTACTGCTCTTTACTCCGCTAGTTGTTGGTTGAGTTGTTTTTTTAGGACTAGTCGGGCTACTCGGAGCGTTCTTATCAGTTGGTTTTGGACCGGAGTATATTAGCAATTTTTGTCCATAGAAAAGTGCTCCTGATTTTAAATTATTATCTTTCATAATTTTATCGACTTTTGTATGAAACTTAGCAGCTATTTTATTAAGTGTATCACCTTTTAGAATTGTATACTCTATCATATTTATTTCCTCATATTTTACTTTAATTCATTGTTAAAGTATATATTTTATATGATATTTTTAAATATATATTATATTTATGAAGACGAATTTTTAAATATAAGAATTATATAAAGGAGATTTTATATTTAATGAATTATATATTAGAAATGTTAATACTTTTAGAAGAAATAATATTAGGCGATTAATGATTAGTCGTTCAACAAACTAAATAAGTACTAGATATGTTGCAAATAAATGATATCTAAAAGTTATTTAAACTTATGCTAATAGCTAAATTTTTATATTAATAATTCGTCTTCAATTTTATTCTTAAATAATTTTAATTTAGTGATTTAACATTAAATTAATCAAACGTAAAGGAAGGACTATATAATGGCACTACTGTCAGAAATTATAAAAGAACTAAGAGATTTTTTTGGCGCTGTAAGGGATGCAGAAGCTGAAGGGGATGCTAATAGAATTAGAAGTGTTATCAATCAGAAAGAAAATTCTATTAAAAGTAAAGCAAAAGATAGTATAATGAAATTTCCTCTTTTGGTTTCAACATCATTAAAGAAAGAATCTATTACAATGATAATGAAAGCATTAGAAGTTGAATATGCTAATTTAATCAGACTAGCTATTAGCATGGACGATATCGTTGATGCAGATCAAGTAAGAGATGCTGCATCAAAAGTTAGATATTTACAAAAATTTCATAAAAATATTACACCATCAGCAGTTATGGATGATGCCATTAGTGATTCAACATTAGATGGTATTATAAAGAAAACATTGAAACCAGATAATGGTCTTAATAAAAAATCTTTAAATGAATCAACCATTCATAACGATCATAAAGATCATATTTTTTTAGAAGCGAGAGGAAACTCTACATCGACTACACCATCAAATATTAACGCATCAAATCAAGCTACTATAGCTGTATCTGCACAAGAAATTAAAAAAGTTAACGATATGACACCAACATTGCTCGATTTAACACTTCAATACAAAACTGGCGAACAGCTTCGTGAAACTAAACTTCTTATTGGTATTAAAACATATGTTCATCCTATTTCTGGAAATGAAATGGAGTATTATGTTGGTAGATCTTTGAAAGAAGAAAATTTTTTCTTTAGACTAATTCAATGGACTACCGGTGAGATTAGTTTTTTCAAAGATTTCTTATTGAATGTCGATAGAATAAAAGATGATGCAATGGCGAACAATAATGTTTCTTCACCCTGGTGGAATAAGCTAAAAGGAATGGCTAACGCTAGTCTTATGCTTTCTTTCTTTCAAAGAACAAAATTAATTCCCACATCAACTTTAATTCTTTCTATGGAAGAAGTAGATAGATTAAAGTACAGCCAAGGAGTTGATATACTAAATCGTGGTCAAGCAGCAAAATTATCTAAGATATTTTTTTTACTCGGTTTAGTTATTATAGATGAAGTAGATGAAATAGTTTACATATTTGATGAAGAAACAAAAACATATGCAAATCATTCATTTGCGGCACTTAGTAAAGAGTCGAAAGATTCTTCAAGCTTAAAAGCTATTTTAAGCATGTTTGGAAAACAATAAGAGAGGAACGTATATGTCAATATATAAAGGATTCTTTGATGGATCTGAAAAAACAAGCGAAGATTTTTTAAAGAAAGTTCTTCTTGAAAATGGCTCTCAAATTTTAGAATACAACCAAATGACTAATATTGAGAAAACTTCTGTTACTAGCGATGTAATTAATAAAGCTCTTAATTTTATTAGAAGAAAAGAAGAAGTAATTGATTACACATTTGTAGAGAGAAGTGCTGGAGACATAGAGAAGCTAACTTTCTATAAAGATTTAGAATCAAGTATTTTTTTATTGAATAATCTTTATCAAAAATCCAACGGAACAGGCCCAAAGTATATTCCACAATTAATGGAATGTCTCATGAATATGAAAAGATTCAGACCTAATTTTGTAAAGGGCTTTCAAGATAAAAATCAATTGATTGAAATTCTTTACAATAATGTTACAATTTCTTTAATAAGTGCAACTTCATACGCTATAGCGTCTTCGGTAGATTATACAAGAGACAGTTTAAATTTATGGAACATTTCACTTAGAAAAGATTTAAAAAATAATAAGAATTTCTTTAATAATAACGATAAGAATACTATGAATCTTCATACTAGTAACATAGAAAAATTTAATGAATATTGTGTAAAAGGATATATTCTTAATTACATAAATAAATCAGGATCTATTTCTATACAGAATGGAGTTCAGAGTAATTTGGTCGGTGAAATAATGATTGGAATTGGGTTAATACTTGCTGTTTTATTTTTTTTACAACAGATTATTTATCTCTGGTTCTATTTACGAAAATATTTCGCTCTTCAACTTAAGATTCTAGCAAATTTCGTCCAGCTTCATGCTGCAACAATTGGTCCTAAATTAGCTGATGTTCGTACTCGACAAGAAGCAATTGTAAAAGAGTTAAACGATTTAGCTGACAAGATTGATGTTGGTACTAAAGTAGCAGAAAGAAGTGCTGGACAGGATCTTAATGATGATACAAAAACTATAGTAGAAAAAAATACTACTACTAACACAGGTGGAATCTTATAAACTAATGTAAGTTTCCACAACAAAAAAATAATATGTCTTTTAATTTAAGTCAAAAGATATATTTGGCCTTATAAAAGGTTAACAATCTATTAAATTCCTATAGGAGAAAAAATTATGTTTTTAGTCGAAGGTACAACTTCAACAACTGAAGAAGTTGATGTACAGATTAGCGGCACTCCAGAAGCAATTTTGGAAGCACTCATGGACGCTCAGTCAGAGCTTCATAACTTAAACATGTCAATGATTCGCTTGGAACACAAAGCTGTTGTAAGCGAAAACGCCCAGTTGTTAGAAGCTGGCATTGGCGATTACTGGAAGAAATTCGTTGCATGGATCAAGAAAATGTGGGACAAAGTTAAAGCTTGGTTCCGTGAAATGTGGACAAAAATGACCACATATTTCATGAATACTGAAAAGTTCATTGAAAAATATGGCGGAGTTCTTAAGAGTTCATCTTTGAATATCAAAGGCCTGAAAGCTGCTATTTATCCTGAAAATAAATTTGCAACAATGGGTCCAGATTTTGATAAAGCAGCTATGGCGATTCAGCAGAAAGCTGCTGCTGCCGAAACTATGAACGCATCTGTTTCTGGTGAAATATCAATCTCTGATATGAAAGATACTGCAATGACTGCAATGGGCGCTAAGAAAGGACAGACCTTCTCAGAAGCTTTAAAAGGTATTGTTTTCGGTAAGAAAGCTGAGAAAGCTGTTGATGGCGGTTATGTTAAGAATTGTTTAGCATTTCTTGAAAGACTTCCATCTATAAAAGAAAATATGAAAAAATTGCAGGAAATTATAGACAAAGCTTATTCTTCCGCAACTAAAGAAGCTAATATGTTGACAACCGTAGTAGATGGTAAAGATGAACAGAAGAAAGCTAAAGAATATGTAGCTAGAACTGCCGCTAATGCAGCACAAGCAACTTCACAAACAATGTCCATCATGACATCATGTGTTAACGAAGCTGCTGGACATTGTATCGGTATTTGCAAAGCCGCTCTTTCCACTCATTCACGTAATGGTGGTTCAACTAAAGAAGGTCTTGAAGATAGCGTTCTTTCCGGCTTCGGTTATGCTGGTTAATTAATCTGATAGAGAAATGGGTAACGGAATTTTCCGTTACCCATTTTAATATGTCATTTTATTTAAAATATTCTCTACCTATCTTTTTAAAGATAGATCCACCTTGTAATCTATAGAAATAATCACTCCTTACCTCAAATTTAAGTATTGTACTTGTTAAACGATATGGTCCGGTAAGTATATCTTTATATTCGTCATTATGGAATATTAAATTGTACCTACGATTAGGTGTTAAAAGATCTGGATCTAAATCTCTCCAAGGAATTTGAACTTGAAGTTGGCTAGAGGACAATTCAAAACCATATGCATCTTCAACAAATTCATTTGCATAATTATTCCATTGATGGATTTCTTTAGAAGATTTAGCATTAGTTATAGGTATAGCTAATGCTCCTTTATTTTCTATTGAATAGTGATGACTTTTTATACGTTTTGTAGCTCTTTCTGCTATAGTTCTAGATGAGAAAGAAACATCTTCCCCCCCGATTTCTCTAGAGCTTGTATCGGCAAGAGATAATTGTATTTGACCGACACTAGTCTTAATACGATAACATTTTTTTGCCTTATCCTCAAAATTTCCTTCTGTATCCGGTCCAAGAGTTCGTAAATCATATAATTCAAAAAATATACTTTCGAAATCTTGATACGCTCCAGACTCTATTGTTGGGGGTGAAAGAGCATCACGTTTTAGTATATAAGAATATTTTATATCAAAAAATACTAATAATCCGCTTTTAAATATACCATATACTTCTTGTAAGTATTCTATAGTATTTGTCATATTAAGTGGTGGTATAAGAATCTGATCGTATGTTTCTTCGTTTTCAGGTAGAGTAAATATTACATTTTTAGCCTTTCCAAAATTCAAAGCATATAATATAAGATCTTTTACAGAAACATCTTTAGCAACACAATTGATAAGTTTTTTATTCATGAGTAAGTGTCTTTCTAAAAAACAGTCCAATTGTAATGGAAAATTAGGATTACCAGCAGCAGCGTCTGTTGATATAGGAAGTGGGGTTCTATCTATATCAAAAGGAATAAGAACTTCATTAGATATAGAAGTTTCATATTCCTTTTTAACATCAGCTTCATTTGTAATCTTAGCATCAAATTTTCTTATTTCTAAAAGAAATTTTACTCTAGAAGCATTTAATTGTATTCTTTGATGGGTTGCACGATTAAGATATAGAATAATCTGAAAAACAGGAAATACACATTCTTCATAATATGAGTGAATTGTAAAATCATTCATACTTCGGCTTATATCAATCGGAGCTTTATCTTCTGGAAGAAAATATTTTAAAACTACTTGATATTTGAATCTTGTTGATTTTGGGTTAAAATCATTTGTCATATTAGTATTCCTTTATTTATGAATAATCTTCTGTCTCAAGTAATTCTATTAATTTTAATGGACTAGCTTCATAGAAATTAGTATTTATTAAATTTAAATCGTCTAAACTAACTTTATCAACTATTTGATCTATAAAAACTTTAGAAATTTGAGCAGTACTTAAATTACTATATAAATTAGATATATTAATTAGTTCAAAATTCCTAAATAATTTTAAAAATAAAGGATCATTAGGAGTATTTACATTAACAATTTTCTCAGAGAAATCTCTTACATTTTTATATTCAATATTCCAAAGATTTCCTTTTTTAATTTGTTCTTCTAATATACTAATAGCTTTAACTGGTCCACAATTATCTTGTATGCTTTCAATTCCATATTTTTTACTACCAGTCATTGCTAGAATCCATATATAAAATCCAGGATGAAGATCTGTTTTCTTTTTAGTTTTCGAAAGAAGATTATTTATTAAATCTTCTTTTTTAATGAACTTAGATTTTTCACTCTTCACTGTTAAACAATTAAAATTATCTAACAAGGATGATTGAAAAAGTATTTCATCATTAGTTAAAACTATATTTTCAGTATTTTCTTCATTTAATTCATTTATATAACCTATAAATGAATTTGGTTCTATCTCCCCTGTATTTATAAAATAAATATGTGGAAGATACTCTCCTGTAGTTTTTGCCATCTTAAGATTCGATTTTATATTTTGGCATAAAGGTATATATGCTGGATTAGTTCTAACATATTTGTCATAAAATGGTTCTTTATAGTTAGGATATATACGTCTTAATTCATTACATTCTTTATTTGAATAAATAAAATAAAATGTGGAATATTTAGACATTCTTGTTGAAGAATAATGACGATAGTGAGCAGCAAGGTTTATCAATTCCGATGAAACTAATCTTTTTTCTCCTGGCAGTAAAGAACCAAATTGCTCTGAACAATTTGGTTGATACAGTAAAGATAAAATAGATCTTACATCAATGATATAATTAATAATTTTTGAATCTTTCGAGACAAAAGGTTTTAGGACTTGGTCTAGTATATCAAACCTAGTCTTTCTTGAGTGTAAAATTTCTTCTATCATAATAATTAAACTCTTGTTGACAAAATTGTTAACAATTCAGCAGCTTGTTCTGTAGACAATGTAATTCCTTTACCCATAACTTCATCACGTCTATTCCATTTTCTTATGTCAAGCTTTGCTTCTTTAGAGTCTCCCCATATAACCATGTTAACTTCTACCTGCCAGTTACCTTGTGGTTCACCTAAGATACCTAAAGCTTCAACTGTTTGATACGATAATTCTTTAGCCATTAATTTACCCTTCTTATATTATAAATTATTATAATGTTATATATTTCTTTTTTATAAAAAGGATTATAGAAAAAAATATTATATACAATAAAATAGTTATATATTTTAATTAAATATTAAAGATAAAGATAATTCTTAATAATGTATTATGTATAAATTATAAACACATATAATAATAGTAAGATAAGATAATCTTGCAATCTTATTCGGACAATTGAATATAGAAAAAATATTATATCCTTAAGGATTACTGAAATGTCTAAACGTTACAATAATATCGCTGACAATAGCGATGATACAAGCAATGAGAGACAATGCAAAAAAAGTCTTTTTCTTTCTGATGAAGAATGGTCTAAACTAAAAGATGTGCTACCAATACTTAATAGTATTAACACATGTCTTGAAGATGATATTGACTGCATAGAAAAAAGACATCATAAAAGTCTGTTTGTAAGTCATGATGAGTGGCTAGAACAGCAAACTAATTTGGTTAGTAAGAAAACCGTTCCATTCGCTTTAGGTGAATTGGAATGTGGCTTTCAGATTGAGCTAGTGGAAGATATCTTTTCAAAAACTGATGATGAAATTGATAGTCCAGAAGCTCGATGCGCACTGTCAGGTTACGAAGAAGAATTCGAGAAGTTTCTTCGTAGAAGTGAATTCCGGGAAGGTGGCTTAACCGCCTGGAAGACATGTAATGAACTAGTCCATTCTAATAAGAATGATAGTTTTATTGAAATGGAACTTAAGATTCCTAGACAACTCCAGTCGGTGGAATTAATTAGAGAGAACCGATTAGACGAAGAAGTTAATTCCGTCTTTTCAGTAGGGAACGAGAAAGTTGCAGTAGTAGCAATTTAATAGTAGGGCAAAAAGATTTAGAAGTTGATTAAAATATGTAATACAGGGTGCAAGAACCTGTATTACATATTTATATCATTTTTCATTATTTTTTTTTTATATTTTATTCTTATTATCTAAAACATATTGAAAGAATTCTGCATATTTCTTGTCATAGATTTTGAAGAAAACATATTCTTTTGTGTTTATAAGAGCCATATCTTTAGCTTTCTCTTGTTCAAGGTCTCTAGCTCTATAGTGTTTATTATCTTCCGATTTTACTTCAACTATCATATTCAATGATGTGATGTAAAAGTCGGGTATATAAAAATGAGGTTTTCCTTCAAATTCATAAGATATTACTACAGGACTTGGAGATATTATATCTGATGGGTCATCCCAGTTCATTAATAAATCAAGAAATTCTAAGAAGTCTTTTTCATATGTTCCTACATATTTAGTTTCATCTATACCATTTTTCCATTTATAAATACCTGAGATCTTTCTAGCTGCAAGCATTTTATTCTGCTGATCTGGTTCGTCTGTCAAACTAGTTTTACCATATCGTGACATCATTCTTTCTGCAAATTGTTTTCTATATTTTTCTCTACATTCATCACTACATAACCGATCATACCTTTCAGTAGTAATGTTAAAAGTTGTAGGCTTATTATCTATAATACATTTACCATTACCTTTAGTAGCTGGATATTTATTTTGTAAATTAAAATAGACTTGAGCTGGATGTAATCCATTGAGTACTTCTTTATGAAAATCATCCATATGAGAATAAAGACTACTTTTATTATTTTTATAACTTTTCCTACAAAATGGACAATTATAAGTTTTATTAGTTGACATTCCAATTACCTCTTTATATTTTTAATGAGTTGTTAAAATAAAAACACTTCATTACTTAGCAATACTAATATAAAATTAATAAGAAGGTAATTGAAATGCCTATATATAAAGATGAATGTTTTTTAGGTGTAGATGATTTTGGAAGAAATAAGATAATAAAAGGTGCAGATGCAAATGCTTATAGAATCCAAAACTTAATTATGATGGAACCTGGAACCGATCCAGCATTACCTGAAATGGGTATTGGAATAAAGAACTTTCAATTTAATCTAGCAACTCCAGAAGAAATCAGTACTGTTTCAGCATTAATTGAACAACAAATAGCAAAGTGGCTTCCTGATATTATTGTTGATGATCTTGTTGTTGAATTGCTTAATAATGAAACTCTTGGTATTAAAAACACATTAGGAATTATGTTTAAAATTTTTTCAATACAAGACAACCAATCAATTACTGCTGCAATTCTTGTAAATAAAAATAATCCAAGTACCGAAGTTCGATCAAGTTTATATTTTTAAATTAAAATTTATAATAACAAAAAAGTAAGTTATTAAAATACAATCCAAAGTAAAAAAGGAAAAAAAGATGGAAGGCACACAAAAGAATTTTGTTGACAGTACTCCTGCCAACATTTTAGAGCAGATTAAAGAAGATAATGCTGCTAATGTTAACAATTCACAGCAATCATTATTTGATCAGCCAGCAATGGAACCAGTTTCTAGTGCTGTTGAAGAAAGTATTGATAATAGTGCTGTTGAAGAAAATGATTTTATTTCGGAAGATTTCGAAAGACTTTCTAAAGAAGAAATCAAGATAACTCCAGACGATATAAATCTGGCTCCAGTTATTGCAAGTCCGAAACCTTCAACTACATCTACAGATGAAAATTCTTCTCCAATTGCTGTTAAAAAACAATTAACTGCATTAGATAGAATCGTTGTAGATTTAAGTAAAATTGAAATAGTTGAAAAGTCTCCAATGTTGCAGATAGTAGATGAAAATACTATTTTTAGAGGAAAAGCTACATACCAAGTTGTTGCATTACAATCAGCGTATGTTGCATTTATGTCAGCACTAACAATGCGCAATATTAATTCTATTATGGATTCAAACGTAGATCTTTTTAATCATAAAACAAATGTCTACAAAGCAATTCATAATCATATAGAAGACACAAATTTAGGTAAAATTGGATTTACTGATTGGTTGAAATGCACCAGCTATCATGATATTGAGACTTTAGAATATGGTATCTACTGTCAAACGTTTCCAGAAAAAAATGAATTTGATGTAACTTGTGGAAGTTGTAACAAGAAAACATCAATTGTTGTAAATAATGAAACATTAGTACAGGCTGAAAATGAAGGTCTTGTAGTAGATAGAATCATGGAAGTAACAAAAACAGTTTCCAAGCCAGAAGATCTTATTGGAAAGTCAATGGTTCATACAATGGATCGAATCATTCTTCCAGAATCTAAAATTGTTGTTGATATCTATACTCCATCATTATATGACCATTTAGAAATTCTTAAGAATGTTGATCAGAAATTGATTGAACAAGAGAGTACTTCTATTAGCTTAATGTTATTTATTAAAGCAATGTATATGTTAGATGTTGATGGATCACTCAAATCTGGTATAGCAAAATATTATCCTATAGTTGGAAATAATAAGATACTTGGCATAATTTCTGAATTGAGTCATAAAGATGGTTTATTCTTAGAAAGATCTATAGAAGAGCGAATACGTAAATATAGTGTTACTTTCTCAGTTAAGAATCAGAAATGTTCACATTGTCAGGATAGCCTTGGATCACTCCCTATTGAGATTGAACAGGCGCTTTTTACAATGCTTCAGCGGGGCCGAGCGGTTTAAAATCTAAACGCAAATCTCGTGCTGAATTTTTAGTAAGCATATTAGAGCTGTTTGAAGGTAAAATTTTCTTGGATGATATTCTAGATCTAGAGATTCCGTTTGTCTATGAATTAATTGATGCAAAAGATAAACTGATTAAGGAAAAAGAAAAAATTAGACAAGAACAAGAAGCAGCGGCAGCAACAAGAAAATCATAATTATTACTCTTATCAACAATATCGAGTTCTGTGAGTGGACAAAAATGTTGGAAGGTAGTATAATGATAAGAAAAATAGATATTTTTAGACTTCTTACTATTGTTAGTGTAGAAGATTTAGAAATTAACGCAGCAAATTTTTTAGAAAGCTTGGAATTTCAAAGCAATGGTCTTATCTTATCTGGGATAATAAATAGCCTTGAAGAAATGCTTGGTATAAAGTTTGAAATATTACCTAGTTTCTTAGGTAATTCTGCTATAGAAAATGGGTATTCTTTTGAATATGATGAAATGAAAAATTTCACAATCGCTAAAATTAAATTAGAAGAACAAACTGCTGATGAAATTTCTGAAAAAGCATGGAGTCTTCCAGATGCGATATATTTAAAAGAAATAGTTTTATGTGGAGAATGCGATGGAAGTGAAATTGCATTTTGTATTAATTAAACTATCCATATAATAATTAAAGAAGGGTGACAAGGTTTTATACCTTGTCATCTTTTATATATTTAAAAAGGAATAAACAATAAAATAGAATTTTATAAAGAAAGGGTTATTAAAATGGATAAATCTGTACTAGACTCATCAAATGTGTACAATGTTGTTAGAGTTAAAGACGAAATTGCAGCAACAATGAAGTTTCTTTCCGAAACACTTGTTCGTACTCTTGGACCGTATGGGGCTACAACATTGATTATGGATCGACAGTTACAACATAGACTAACAAAAGATGGCTATACTGTACTGCGAAATATTTTCTTAAAGAATGAGTTACCAAGAACCATTTTAGATATTGTTAAATCTATAAGTGGCAATCAGGTTAGAACTGTTGGTGACGGATCAACTTCAGCAATTATTGTTGCTAGTGAACTTTATGCAAGATTAAGTAAGCTCATTTCAGAGTCAAATATGTCTCCTAAAGATATTGTAGATATTTTGAATTTCATAGGTAGTGAATTTGAATGGATTATTAAAAATTCAGCAAAACCTATTGACGATGAAATGATAAGATTAGAAGATATTGCTAGAATTTCATCAAACAACGATATTGAAACAGGTATGATGATTTCTGAAATCTTCAAAAAGATTGGAAGGCATGGTTTCGTTAATATAGAAAATAGCCTTGATGAAGATTATTATGAAATTACATCTGGAGTAGAAGTCCCACGTGGCTTAATAAATTGGATTTTCGCAAACAAAGAAGACAAACGAACTTGCGAATTCGATCAACCTTTAGTATTTATGACAAATGGAAGACTAGATACAAGCGATATGGATATGATGCTTGACTTAGTTGGAGAAGTATGTAAGCGAAAAGCAACTCCATTGGTTGTTATTGCAAAAGAATATAGCTCTGATATGCGAACATTTTTCCATATGAATAAGATGGAAGATAAACAGTTACGAGTGTGTGCTATTGATATAGCAATTGAGTCAGAACATGCTATGCAAACATTTAATGATTTAGCAATAAGTTTAGGATGCGTTCCATTAGATAAATTAGATTCTGAATTTGTAAGAACCTTTCCATTAGAACGTCTTGGTGGATGTGAAAAATCTGTTATAAATGATCTTTCAAGTAAATTTATACAAGGATTTGGTGATTCAAAGCAAATTGACGAAAGAGTTTCTGTGATCCAGGAAATGTATACTAGACTTGATAATCTTAATGATCATATAGATCGTAGTGAAGAATTATATCATCTTCGTAAAAGAATGGCTACATTACAAAAATCAATGGCAGTTCTTTATGTTGGTGGAAATTCAGAAGTAGAACGAGAAGCTAAGAAATATCTTATGGAAGATGCAGTATTTGCTTGTAGATCAGCTTTAGAACACGGATACATTGTTGGTGGAAATCTAACAGTTCCTAGAATATTGACAGACATTTTAATGTTCAATACTATTAAAAAATCAATACGTGTTAAGTTTAGTAATCTATCAATAGAAGAGAAGTTCCTAGACAATTTGTTAACAGAAATTAGAAAATCGTTTGCGATATCTTTCCAATCAGTATTAACAAATGCTAGGTTAGCTGATAACGAAGTAAAATCTATAATGGATGAATGTACTAATAAAGAATTATTCTATAACTTAAAGAAAAGAGCTTACGAATCTGATACTGAAACGTCAGTGATTAATTCAGCTGAGACAGACATTCAGATAATAAAATCGTCTTTTTCTATTATAGGTCAATTGGTAACATGCAACCAATTTATTTCTATAAACATATAAATGAAAATATTCATCCTGCTGAATAAGATTTTCGGCAGGATGAATACCTCAAAGGGGTAATAACTATGTTACAGCGTAGAAGAATAATTTTTCCTGAAAAGAAAAAAGATCCTCTTTTTTTAACTCTTTCTGATTTCTTACAAAATCCTTCCGGAAAAGGAAGTGGCATGGTTGCTTCTCGTGAAATAATTATTAAAAGTATGACAGAGAAGTTCCAAAAATTAATGAAGAAAATTAATGGTAAATTAATTCATGAAATTTATAAAGTAGGAGATAATTATGTCTTCTACTTTAAGATCCCATCAGAATCTTTTGATAAATTATATTATGATGTAGTATTAGAATTTTCCCCTGTAGATGAACAAGCTAAAAAAGATGGAAAGTTAATTAACTATCAAGTACATTTCTTTAGTAATTCTCCTTCTTTTACTTTTACATATGCGTATGTGGTTTATAATACTGGAATGATGGTAGATCGTCTTGTAGATAAATTTGATAACATGGCAATTAAAAACAATCCTTCTACAAGAAATCCTGTAGAAGTTTTAGGGTTTGAAAAGACTTGTTATTTTGCAGCTTTATTTATTAAAGAACATGATTTAATTACCAAATCAATTATAGATGAAAAAGCTACTAAATGGGATGAAAATAAGTTTATAAAATCGATCGCTTCAGATCATGATAAATTAGCTGAGTATCAGATTTATAAAAGAAGAGATACTGATAAGATTAAAAGAGAAAAGAAAAAAGAAGCTAAAAAACCTATCAAGAAAATAATTAAGAAAAAACGTTGAAGGTTTTAATCATATATTATTAAATTGATAAAGCTTATAAGAAAGGGGATTTTATATGGGAAGACGACCGAAAATAGTAGAAGAAGATAGTGAAATAATACTAGACGATGATGCTTGTGTAGAAGACTTACCTGCAGGAGATGATGAAGAAAGTACTGGTTTGTATGCAGAAAGAAGAAATGGTGGTAAGACTATCTTAATTAGATTTGATCTTTTATTTAATGAAGATATAAGTCATATGAATCATTTCAATATTTCTAAACGAAGAAACTTCGTTAATTTTAGCGAATTAATATGTGAAGATTTAAATTATATCTTTGGTTTCAGATTAGAACAAATTG